GCATGCTCGAAATAATCATAGCTTTCGTAAAGGCTGTGGGAATTGTATTGCTTCTGTCCTGCCCTATTGTTATGTGGGCGTGTCTGGTGATTGGTGGCCGATATGACGACGAAAACGGGAAAATGTGAGATTTGCGGTGCAGAGTTCGTATACGCTCCAAATCGCAGATACTGCAATGCGTGCGCGCATAAGCGGAGCGTTGCGAGTACGAGGGCGGCGTTGAAGCGGAGAAATGAGCGCCTAAAGCAAGAAGCATCTAAGCCGCAGGAGCAACCGGGCGGATGGCATGTCGTCAAATGCACAGGCTGCTATTATTACAGGCCGCTGCGGCAAGGCGGACGCGGAGCTATGAACGCGTGCCACTACCTGATTGACACGGATGTCCCGCGCGGTATACATCCGCACGAATGCTATAAACGGCCCGGTACGCCATACAGGCCGGGGAAGAAAGTATGATTCGGGAGGTGTTGGGGTGACGCGGTATTGGAGCCGGGGGCCGGTAAATACGAAGTGTCCGTACTACATAAGGGATTCGGAGTATGCCATAACCTGTTCCGGGTTAGAGCATGGGACTGAATGCGCGACACGGTTCCGCAGTGAATCTGACAAGGAGCGGTTTCAGGAAAGGCACTGTTTTATGTATGACTGTAAATGTTGGTGCACTCTGGCAAAACTCCTGGAGCAGAAAGTTCATGAAAGGGACGGGGATTGATGCCTCGTCCTTTTTTACGGGGAAATCGGGGGGCGCGGCGTTTTTTTATCTGGTAGTATGGGGTGAGAGGAGGCAGCGCTATGGCAAAAGGGAAATACGCAGAGTGGCTTGAGCCGGAAGGGCTTGCGCTGCTGGAGGGATGGGCAAGGGACGGACTTACAGACGAGCAGCTTGCCGAACAATGCCGAATTTCAGTGTCTACTTTATACGCATGGAAAAACAGCTATCCGGAGATTTCGGAGGCCCTAAAAAGGGGGAAAGAAGTCGTTGATTATCAGGTGGAAAAGGCGCTTCTGCAAAAAGCTCTGTGCGGAGACGTTACAGCACAAATCTTTTGGCTGAAAAACCGTAAGCCGGATAAATGGCGCGACAAGCCGGAGAAGGTGGAGCGCAGCGACGATGAAACCGGCGTGGTTCTTCTGGCTCCTGTGCTGAAGGAGGAGACGGATGGGTAGCATTTGGTCTCCGCAGGAAAAACAGTTTGCATTTCAGCAAAGGCCGGAATACGAGGCGTTATATGGCGGCGCGGCAGGCGGCGGGAAAAGCGACGCGCTTTTGGCCGAGGCGCTGCGGCAGGTACATATTCCGCACTACAGGGGAATTATTTTCAGGCGGACATTTCCTCAGCTTACAGACCTTGTGGACAGAAGCCGGGAGGTATATGGCGCGGCGTTTCCAAAGGCATCGTATAACGAGACAAAGCATGTATGGACGTTCCCATCCGGCGCGAAGATCTATTTCGGGAATATGCAGCGGGATGAGGACCGGTTTAACTATCAGGGAAAGCATTACGACTTTATTGCATTTGATGAGCTTACGCAATTTACATGGGTGCAGTACAGCTATCTGATGAGCCGAAACCGCCCCAACGGGCCGGGCACACGGGTGTATATCCGTGCCAGTGCAAACCCCGGCGGCGTTGGGCATGGGTGGGTGAAGGACCGGTTCATTACGGCAGCGCCTCCGCTTACGCCGATTGTGGGGGAGTATGATGTGGTTACGCCGGAGGGAAAGCGCATCACGCTGCGCCGCAGCCGTATATTTGTGCCGAGCACGGTATTCGACAATCAGAGGCTGCTGGAAAACGACCCGAACTATCTGGCAAACCTTGCCATGCTGCCGGAGGCGGAAAAGAACGCACTGCTGTACGGAAGCTGGGACAGCTTCGACGGGCAGGTGTTTATGGAATGGAGAAACGACCCCGCCCATTACGGGGACATGCAGTGGACGCATGTAATAGACCCATTCCCGATACCGGCGCACTGGAGGATTTGGCGCGGGTTCGACTTTGGATACGCAAAGCCGTTTGCGGTGGGATGGTTCGCGGCGGATGAGGCTGGCAGACTATATCACATCAAAGAGTATTACGGCTGCGACGGTACGCCGAATAAAGGCGTGAAGATGAACCCGGTGGACATTGCGGCGCAGATACGGCGCATTGAAAAAGAAGACCCGATGCTGGCGGGGCGGAGAATTACCGGGATTGCGGACCCCTCCATTTTTGATGAAAGCCGTGGAGAGAGCGTGGCACGCATGATGGAACGTGCGCCGAACTTTATCTACTGGCAAGGCGGCGACAATACGCGCATTGCCGGGAAAATGCAATTTCATTATCGGCTGGCGTTTGATACGGACGGTATACCCATGTTTTATTGCTTCTCCACCTGCAAGCATTTTATACGGACCATCCCCGCACTGGTATATGACGAAAAGCATGTTGAGGACATCGACACGGATGGAGAGGACCATATATACGATATGGTGCGGTATGTGTTTATGGAACATACGATCAGCCCACGCAAAAACGAGATCAGGCGGAGGCCGGAGAGCGACCCGTTAGACCTGTACAAGGATGCGCATGTGCGCAGATACAAGATTTGAAACGGAGGATGCATATGGCAAAGAAGAAAACGGGAGCGCCCGGTGCGGCTGCTCAAAAGGAAAATACGCGGCAAAACGGGAAATTGAAGCAGGCTTTTGATGCGGCTGCACATGTTGGCATGCAGGCCACCATGGAGCCGGGCACGCCTGAACCGGATAACGCGGACGAAACTTTGCTCATGGCGATGAAGGCCGAGCCTGCCGGACTGCGAGGCCCTGTGGGAAAAGAACAGGTGCGGCAGGCGGCGGCGCTGCTGGAGAAGTATAAGCAGGGCAAAGAGGCTTTGTCACGGCGGATTGTGGACAATGAAAACTGGTGGAAGCTGCACGGATGTGACGGCGGCGGGGGTTCCCCGGACAGCGCCTGGCTGTTTAATTCCATTGCAAACAAGCATGCGGATGCGATGGACAACTATCCGGAGCCGAATGTGCTGCCGCGCGCACGCGATGACGAGCAGACGGCAAAAACGCTGTCCAAGATTTTGCCTGTGGCGCTGGAACAGGGCGGATATGAGCAGGTGTACAGCGATGTATGGTGGTACAAGCTCAAGCAGGGAACGGGCGTAAAAGGCGTATTCTGGGACACGGGGAAAAACGGAATCGGAGACATCGATATTCGCAAAGTTGATGTTCTGAACCTGTTTTGGGAGCCGGGCGTGACGGACATACAGAAAAGCCCGGCGCTGTTCCATGTTGAGCTTGTAAATAATGATACGATACGCGAGAGGTGGCCTTTTGCAGACGCACTGAGCGGTCCGAGTGTTGATACGGCACGGTATGTGTATGACGATGCGGTGGACGTGAGCGAAAAAAGCGCGGTAGTGGACTGGTATTACAAGAAAAACGGCGCGCTGCACTTCTGCAAATTTGTAAACGGTACGGTGCTCTACGCCAGCGAAAACGACCCGGCTTATGCGCAGCGCGGTTACTACGACCACGGGAAATACCCCTTCGTGTTCGACACGTTGTTCCCGGTGGAGGGAAGCCCGTGCGGGTTTGGATACATTGACGTGATGAAAGGATGCCAGCAGGCGATCAACGAACTGGACAGGAGCATTGTACGCAACGCGAAGGCGTGCAGCCGTGCACGGTATTTTGTGAGGGATGACGGCGGCGTCAATGAAAAGGAGTTTATGGACCTGGACAGCGATTTGATACATACAAGCGGAAGCCTGGGCGAGGATGCGCTGAGGCAGCTCGAATATGCGCCGCTGTCCGGGATATATGTGCAGATTCTCAACAACAAAATCGAGGAGTTGAAAGAGACCAGCGGGAACAGGGATTTTTCACAAGGGTCTACGACGAGCGGCGTAACGGCTGCAAGCGCGATTGCGGCGCTGCAGGAGGCCGGGAGCAAGCTGTCCCGCGATATGCTCAAAAGCGGGTACAGAGCGTTTAAGGAAGAATGCTACCTGTGCATCGAGCTGATGCGGCAATTTTATGACGAGCCGCGCTGTTTCCGCATCACAGGAGACGCTGGGCGGTTCGATTATGCGGTATTCAGCAATGCTAATATTGCGGGACAGGATATGGGGGAAGAGTTTGGCGTGACGCTGGGGGAACGTCTCCCCATATTCGATGTCACGGTTGTTCCGGCTAAGAAGAGCGCATTTAGCCGACTTTCGCAGAACGAGCTAGCGAAAGAGTTTTATGGTCTGGGATTTTTCAATCCGCAGCTCGCAGACCAGAGCCTTGCATGTTTGGACATGATGGACTTTGACGGCAAGGAAAAGGTTGTGGAACGGGTTCAGGCAAACGGTACATTGTATCAGCAGCTTGTAATGATGCGCCGGCAAATGGCGAAGCTCGCGGCGATTGTAGATGCACAGAACGGTACGACCATTTTGCAGGGGATTGCGCAGGACGACAGGACGGCACAGGGCGATGCGCCTGCGCAGGACGGCAGGAACGTGACAACGGACGGCATGGGGCGCTCCATGGCGGGGGATGACCTTGCAACGCAGGCGCGCCGCCGCGCCTTGGAAGGAGCGACGCCGAAATGACAACAATTGAACTGGTGCGCGATAAAAGGAGATTTTACACACTTGTGGACGGGCATGCCGGGTATGACGATGCAGGGCGTGATATTGTGTGCGCGGGAGTGAGCGCTTTGACCTATGCCCTTGCTGCGGGGCTGAACGACTGCGGCGCACTGCTCAAATACGAAAGCGGAGACGGGCGGGAGGAAATGTACGGGGCCGGGGGAGCTGCGCGCGTGCTGTTCAGGACGTTTGAGCTGGCGGTACAGGAGCTGGCGAGGCAGTATCCCGAACATGTGCGCGTAAACGGGACGGTACAATAAAAAAACGGGGCATGGCATACGCTGTGCCCTTTTTATTTTTCGGGGGAAGTGGGGGGTAAATGTTGCTTCAGCCTTGGTATGATTTTGTTATAAGGCGGGGACAGGACCGCCGGACACTTCGGAAAGACGATGGAGGATGTTTTTATGTGCAAAATCTTTTTGAGCATTCAGCGCTATGCCGATGGCGGCGCCGGTGCTCCGGGCGGAGACGGAAACGCTGCGGCCGCCGCGCAGCAGACGGGCGAAACCACTGTGACGCAGGACGCCGCTGCGAATGGGCCGGCCGTTGTGGAGGCTGAAAAGGCACCCGCTGCGGATAAAACACAGGCATTTGAGCAACTCATCAAGGGAGAATACCGGGAAGAGTTTGCGAAGCGCACGCAGGAACTGATCGACAAGCGTTTTGCAAAGGCAAAAGCGAGTGAGGAGCAGCTTGCAGCGCTTTCGCCGCTGGTGGAAATGCTTCAGGAGAAGTATGGCACGGACGCGAAAGACCCGGCGGCACTGGTGAAAGCCGTATTGGACGATGACAGCTACTATGAGGCCGAGGCCATGCAGAAGGGCATTGACGTGAAGCAGCTCAAGGAAATCAAGCGCATTGAGCGTGAGAATGCAGAGCTGCGCCGCGTAAACGAGCAGAGGTCGCGGCAGGCTGCGCAGGACCAGGCGTATGCACAGCTGATGCACGAGGCGGATGAGGCAAAAAAGTTTTATCCGTCCTTTGAACTGGAAAAAGAGTGCGAAAACGCGTCGTTCATGAGGATGATACGCGCTGGCGTGGACGCAAAGACCGCATACGAGGTGGCGCACAAGGATGAAATTATTAGCGGCGCTATGCAGTATACCGCACAGCAGGTTGCACAGAAGGTTACGTCCGGGCTGCAGGCAAAGGCTTCACGCCCGCCTGAGAACGGCGCGGCGGGGAATGGCGCGGCGCAGACTTCCATTGATGTGAACAAGCTGACCCGGGAGGGCCGCAGAGAACTCATTGCCAGAGCGCGCGCAGGAGAGCGCATTTCCTTCTGACGCGCGGGAAAAGGAGGATTTTTATGTTTGTTTTTTCGATTTTTATGTTGGCAGCCGTGCTGTGTGCGGTATGCCTGTATGATCTGTGGAATGCGAGGCGCACGCACAGGACATGCAAGGTGCCGTTCCGCAGACTGACGGACCACCGTGCCAGGCTGCGGTTGCAGGCGTTCGCATTCACTCCAGGTGGGACGCAGACCACTCTGTTGAAGGCGACCGGAAACGATTTGTCGCCGGAAATGAAAACCTTTTACGACAAAACACTGATTGACGAGGCAGAGCCGAACCTTGTACACGACCAGTTCGGGCAGGAACGGGACATCCCCAGAAACGGCGGTAAGACCATCGAGTTCCGCAAGTTTTCCAGTCTGCCCAAGGCCAGCACGCCCATCACCGAGGGCGTTACACCCGCCGGTAACTCGCTGAACGTGACATCCATTACGGCGACGGTATCCCAGTACGGCGATTTTGTTGAGGTGTCTGACCTGCTGGACCTGACGGCCATTGACAATGTGATCGTTGAGACGACCGCATTGCTCGGAAGCCAGGCTGGGCGCACGCTGGACACTGTGACCCGTGAGGTGCTGCAGAGCGGTACAAACGTGTTTTATGCGCCGAAGGTTGCAGCGGACGGTGCTGAAACGCCAGTTACCACACGCGCTGGGCTGGATAAGACGGCGCTGCTGCGAGTAAAGGACGTGTTCCGTGTGGCCGCGTTCCTCAAGAGCATGAATGCACCGAAAATCGACGGGTACTATGTTGGTATTATCCATCCGTGGGTCGCGTACGACCTGATGATGGAAGCGGGAGACGCATGGCAGGAGACACACAAGTACGCAAAGCCTGAAAATATATTCAAGGGCGAGATCGGTGAACTGGGCGGTGTGCGTTTCGTGGAAACCACAGAGGCTAAAATCTACAACGATGACACATGCCCGGCCAACGGAAGCAATGGGAAACTTTCGGTGTTCGGCTGCCTGTTCCTTGGGGCAAACGCCTACGGGAAGACCAAAGTGGACGGCGGCGGGCTTGAGATGATCGTCAAACAGAAAGGCAGCGCGGGCACGGCTGACCCGCTGAACCAGCGCAGCACCGTGGGCTGGAAGGCGCTGAAAACCAGTGAACTGCTGGTGCCGGAGTACATTGTACGCTTTGAGTGCTGTTCCACGGAGAGCGGCACCGTGAAAGCCAACTGAGGAGGGCAATACCATGAGTGAGAGCAGGAAGGCGGCGGTCATTCCGGATAAGGTCACGATTCGCCTGCCGATTGACCCGGCGCACCCGAACAACCGCGAGCTGTTTGTGGCGCTGAACGGCGCGACGTATCTTATCAAGCGCGGCGTGGATGTTGAAGTACCGGCTGGCGTTGCAGAGATCATCGAGCATTCGCAGGCACAGCAGGCGGCGGCGTTCGAATACATGTTCAGCAATGCCAACGGGCAGTAGACCTGTATGACAAGGCGCGGGAGTGGGAGAAATCCCGTTCCCGCGCTTTTTTGCATGGGAGGGAAGGATATGACGATAGACGACGCCATCCGTCAGGCGGATGCGCTCAAGCCGAACGTGGTGCGCCGCGCGGCGAAGGTGGAATGGCTGGACCGTGTGGAACGCGCGGTAAAGGCGGGCGTGATAGACCTGCACGAGGGTTCTGACGCGGTGGAGTTTGAGGGATACGGCGCGCTCACGCCTGGGGACACTGTTCTGCTCGCCCCTGAACCGCATGCGCAGCTGTATGTGTATTGGCTGTGCTGCCAGATCGACCTTGCGCTCAATGAGCTGGAACGGTATACAAACAGCATGATCTTATACAACAACGCGTACATACAGTATGCCCGGTGGTACAACCGCACGGTGCAGCCGCTGCGGGGGCCGCGCTGGAACAAAAGCGGGGTGGAGATATGACGCTGCCTGAGCTGAATCCTATCAAAACAAGCCGGGAGCAGATACGTGCGTTCCGTGGGTATCAGCATGTGGATACGCCTGCGGATGGAGCTTTCTATGAATGCGAAAATCTTACTGCTGTATATTACCCGTTGTTCGGTGTGCGTGCGCCGCGTGCAAAAGTGCGTACACTGCCTCAGGCTGGCGGCATCTTTGCAAAGGAAAAGCTGGCGTGGGTGTCCGACAGGAAGCTGTATTATGACGGCGCGGAGATATGCGCGGTGCAGCCTGGTGAAAAACAGTTTGTGAGCATGGGGGCATGGCTGCTGGTGTGGCCGGACAAGATCACTTACAACACTGCGGACGGAACTGTAAAGCAGCTGGAGGCGGAATATACAAGCGCCGCAGATGTGACATTTACATTGTGCAGCATCGACGGCACGCCGTATGAGAACTACTATACAGGTACCGAAGCGCCGGACAGCACAAAGTACACCTATTGGCTGGATACCTCGTCTGCTCCCCATGTGCTGCGGGTATATTCAACCGCAACAAACCTGTGGAACAGCGTACCCACTACCTATGTGCGCATTGGATGCGCCGGGATTGGGACGGAGTTTGCTGCGTACGACGCGGTAGAAATATCGGGATGCAAGGATGAGCAGTTCAATACGACGATGATTGTATGGGAACAGGGCGATGACTACATTGTCGTTACGGGCATCATTGATGAAGCATTCACGCAGACGGCGGAGCAGGGCGCTGTGGCCGTGGCGCGCAGAGCGCCTGACATGGAGTTCCTTACCGAGCACGAAAACCGGGTTTGGGGCTGCAACAGTGAAAAAAATGAGATTTACGCCTGCAAGCTGGGGGACCCGACAAACTGGTACTGCTATCAGGGTATTGCATCGGACAGCTACGCGGCGACGGTCGGCACGGATGGTCCGTTCACGGGGGCGGCTACGCATTTGGGATACGTGTTGTTCTTCAAAGAGAACTGTATCCATAAGGTGTTCGGCACGAAGCCGTCAAACTATCAAATCACAAAAGTAGACTGCCGTGGCGTGCAGAAGGGCAGCGAAAAAAGCCTGTGTGTGGTAAATGAAACGCTTTTCTATAAAAGCACCTCCGATGTTTGCAGCTACGATGGAAGTCTTCCCACAGGTGTGAGCGCGGCGCTTGGGACGGCGCGATACTCCAGCGCTGCGGCGGGAAGCGCTGGGCCTGTTTACTATATCAGCATGAAGGATGCGGCAGGCGAATACAGCCTTTTCACCTATGACACCGAAAAAGGAATATGGTGCCATGAGGACGGTGCGCACGCATCCGGGTTTGCGTTGTGCGGGGGCGTGCTGCACATGCTGGATGCGCAGGGCGTGCTGTGGGGCCTGAACGGTGGCGCCGGAGAGCCGGAGGGAAAGGTGCCGTTTAAGGCTGTTTCGGGCCCGCTTGGCATTGCGGACGCGGACAGGAAGTATTATTCCCGCCTGCAGCTCCGTGTGGCGGTGCCTGCGGCGGCGCATCTTCGGGTTGCGGTGGAGTATGACAGCTGCGGGAATTTTGAGGAATTGGCGCGCATTGGCCCCACGGGCCTGCAAAGCGTATGCATACCGGTGCTGCTGCGCCGGTGCGATCATATCCGCCTGAAGCTGTGGGGAGAAGGCGGCGTAAGACTGTACAGCATTGCGAAAATTATGGAACAGGGGAGTGAGGTGCGGTAAATGGCGAGTTTTCAGGGCTTGAGTATCCCGGCATTTGATCCGGAACGTATGAGTGCCGCGCAGGCAAGGCAAATCAAAAGCTATTTGTTCCAGCTTACGGAACAACTCAAATATGTGATGGGGCATCTGGACGAGGAAAACCTTTCCGAAAGCGTGAATTTAAAGTTGGAGCAGGCGGCGGATACTGCTGGGAAAATTGAAGGCATTCAGCAGACGTTTACGGCGGCAAACGGTCGGCTGCTGTCCCGAATTGAGGACGCCGAGGGCGCTGCTTCTGAGCTGGAACAGCTTCTGACCGGGTTCCGTCTGGCGGTTGACAATATGAAAATGGTGCTGGATGCAGACGGCGTGACGATTCTGAACGGCGGGTTCCGCATCGGTGCGGACAACGGCACGTACACCTTCACAGTGGACAACGCGGGAAAAGTGACGTGCACGAATATTGCAATCGACAGCTCCGCAGCAAGCACGGAAACCGTGATATCCATCGGCGACCTGGGCATACCGGGAGGAGACACGGGCATACGCATCACGCCAAAAAAAATACTTATTATCTCCGGCGGAGGCCTTGGCGTTGAAAACGAGGAGGGCGGGCACGGCATTGCGCTCGTTTCAGATGAATACGGCACTGCTGGTTCTGCCATGCGCGGGGCGGTGCTGCGGCTGAACGACGGACAGGTCGAGCTTGGCGGCGGTTCACAGCAGCTCGACAGCGGAGACCTGGACTATTTTCAGGGCCGTGTGAAATGCGACCGGCTGATGGTAAACGGCCACTACTACATAGACGGGAATATAAACGGCACGCCGTGCCTTGTGCGTGCGTGAGGAGGGAGCTTATGGCGAAATCAAAGTATGGTACTTCGCTTGATGAAGTATTGAACAACAACCCCGGCGACTACAAGGAAAACGACAAGGTGCTTGACCTTGCGGACCGGCTGAACAAGCAGGAGCAGGCAAGGCCCGGAGAATATAAGCCGGGGGATAAAGTGAATCAGGCGCTTGACGCACTGAACCAGCACCAGGCGGCAAAGCCCGGCGATTATGTGGGACGCTGGGACGAACAAATCAACGGTCTGCTGGAACAGGTGCTGAACCGTCCGGCGTTCAATTACGACTTTAACGCGGACCCGCTGTATCAGCAATATAAAAACCAGTATGTGCAGCAGGGAAAACAGGCCATGCAGGACACCGTGGCGCAGGCGTCTGCTCTGACGGGCGGGTACGGCAACAGCTATGCCGCAGCGGCGGGCAGCGGCGCGTACCAGCAGTATTTGAACCAGCTGAACGGCGTGATTCCCGAACTTTACGACGCGGCTTATGCGCGGTACCGTGGCGAGGGCAGCGACATGATGGACAAGCTGGGTGTGCTGCAAGGTATGGACAACACGGACTACGGGCGGTACCGGGACAAGGTATCCGATTGGGTGGCCATGCTGGACTACCTGACAGGCAGATACGACACGGAGCGGAATTTCGATTACGGCTCCTGGCGGGACAAAGTTTCCGATTGGGAGAGCATGCGGGACTATCTGGCCGGGCGTTACGACACGGAGAGGAACTTTGACTACGGCTCCTGGCGCGATTCCGTGGGGGATTGGGAAAGCATGCGCGACTATTACCAGAACCAGCAGAACTGGCAGAAGGAATTTGACTTCCAGCAAGCGCAGTGGGATTACAAAGTGCAGCAGGACGCGGCGGCGCGTGCGGCGGCGGTGCAAAAGGTTTCTGGTGGCGGTGGAAATGATGACGGGGATGATGAGGAAGAGACACCTCGACAGACCAACATCGGCATGGCTGCAATGCGCCCGGCCGGCTCTACGCCAGGGCAGGAGGCTGCAAAAGTGCGGGCGGCGATGGCTGCGGCACAGGCTGCGGCAAAGGCCGCAGAAGAGGCAAAGAAAAAGTCGTCCAAAAACAAAGGCTCATCGAAAACTACAAGTACGCAAACATGGCGGAAACTCTTAATAGGAGATGCACCTGAATGGCCATGACCGCTGTACTACTGGAGGGACAAAAATGGCAGAAATTCAAAAACGCAAGCGAAAAGAATATGAAGAATATACACCGGCCCAGAAAGCGGCATATCAAAAGGCGTTTCAGGAGGCATATGCCCGAGAGCTGCCCCGTCAGCAGGAGCGGATGCGCTATGACGCAGACAGGAATGCACATATTCAGCAGGTATTTCAAACAAAAGGGCGTGACGCAGCCCGTGCGGAAGCTGTAAACAGAGTGATACAGGAACAAAATAATCGGCGTATGATGCCGTCAGCACGCGAGATTGATACAAAGCTCAAAGAATTTGGGCGGCAAGCGCTTTCCAGACAACGTTTGTTTGATATGGTAAAGCCGGAGCAGGCAAAGGAACGCGAGGCACAGAGTGCTGCCGCCGAGCGCGAAAAAGAAGCCAAGTGGTACGAGCAGAACGCGGCTGCGTACGGCGCACTGGACGACAGCGGGAAATCTGCCGTGGAGCGCGCGAACGAAGCTTCGGACCGCTGGGACAACATGCAAATGAATATGATGCCCGGCATGATGGACACAAGCGGACTTGGGATGACTGTGCAGCAGCAGATGGCGCTTGTGGACGCATACAAGGAGCGGCAGGCTGCAACGGAGGCTTTGGAGCAGGTTGCAGGAGAGAATGCCAAATCTGTGGCACGGTATGCGGAGCAGATGAAGAACGCGGAATACGCGGAGGCGTTTGCCAAAGACGCGCGGCAGGGCGCAGACGAGCACCCGGTGCTGCACAATGCGGCAAGCGTGGTTTCGAACGCATTGAACCTGCCCGCCGCGCTGGACTATGGAAAGCAGTGGGCGCGCAACACGTTCACAGACGATTACGCGCCCATTGACGTGAACACGCCGGAGCAGCTTATGGGGCTGTACCGCGACACGGTGCGCGACGAGACGGGGAAAAACATTGAAGAAAGCCTTGGCGGCGGCTTCGGCGGGAAGGCGGCGTCCTTTGTGTACCAGACGGGCATGAGCTGGGCGGACAGCCTTGCGAACATGGCGATGAGCGGCGGAAATGCGGCTTTGTCCGGTGTTCTGATGGGCAGCGGAGCTATGGCAAGCACGGTGCGAAGTGCAAAGGAAAAGGGCGCTTCCGACAGCCAGGCGATGGGCGCTGGAATTGCCGCCGGTTTTTTTGAAGGACTGTTTGAACAGTACAGCATTGAAAACCTTTCGTGGATGGCGAAAAGCGACCCGCGTAGTTTTCTGGACGTTGTGAAGAACCTTGGCAAAAGCATTTTGGGCGAGGGAAGCGAGGAGCTTTTCACCGAGCTTGCGAACATTGCGGCGGACACGCTGATCATGGGCGACCTTTCCGACTATAACCTTGGCGTGCAACAGTATATTGCGCAGGGAGCGAGCGAGAAAGAAGCGAAGCAGCACGCAGCGGCAGACCTTGCCGTGCAGGCCGGGCTTGCGTTCGCGGGCGGCGCACTGATGGGCATGGGCAGCGCCGGAGCCGGTATGACATACAACACCGCGTTAAACCGATACACCGCGCCGCGCGCAGTGGAGAGCGGTGAATTTTACAACGCTTTGCAGTACGGGCTTGCGCAGGGCGAGGACACCGACGCGGGACGCATTGCGCGGGAACTGTCGGGCAAGGACACGGCGGGGAACGCAGATGTGATGCGCATGCTGCGCGAAGCGTACGACCAGCAGGAAGAGGACGCGGAGCGGCGGGCGGAACCCCGTGTAAACGCTTTGCTGCGCGACGCGGCCCTGAAGCGCACTGAGCTTGCACAGCAGGAAGTTGCGGTGGAACCGGACGCGCACATGGATGAAGCCGCCGCACGGACAGCTGCGCAAGCGGCTGAGGCTGCGCGGGAGACGCACAGCGAACCGGACAGGGAAACAGCTTTGCCCAAGGCTGAAACGCCAAACAGGGCCGTTCAGGCCGATGTTTCGGAGCAGGACCGCAGCATCATGGAGGAATATTTCAAGGGTGATGTGGACCGTGCAACCTACGAGCGCGGCTATGAAGTGTTCAAGCGCCTTGGTGAGCTGGGTATGGATTACGATGAAGCCGTCACGCACGCGGGGGCGTACGCTTCCACGCTTGGGAAAAACTATGAACCGGCCCTGCGCATTGCGAATGTGCGCGGGCTGAACCAGCGGAAAGCCCCGCAGGCGGCGCAGAGCACGCCGGATGTGCGGGCGGAGGTGCATTACGGGGAAAATGCACAGGAAAACACGCCGGAGGTATTGCAGAACGTTTATACGTTGCTTGCCAAAAAGACCGGGCAGGCGGTGCAGGTGAGCGATGCGCTGAGCGACGGACGGGGCCGCGAGGCGAACGGCGCGTTCAGCCAGAAGATGGGCGCGTTTTTCTTCAGTACGCAGGCCGGGAACCGGTATGAGACCGTGGCGCATGAGCTGTTTGAATATGGACGTGCGTACAATCCGGAGGGCATGGCGCGGGCCGAGCACGCGATGCTGGGTATGCTGGCGAAGAAAAACGGATTTGCAAACGACACGAACGGCATCGACCAGATGATTTCGGCTTATCAAAAGCGCTATGGCGGCACATATGCCGACGCTGCCGGGGAAATGGTGAACGACGCGCTGAGCGGCACGTTCAGCGAAGACGGCGGCGTGGAGCAGCTTGTGCGCTGGATGAACGAGGACAGCGGATACACGGAGCAGGAGAAAAAGACTGTGCTGCAGACGCTGGCGGACTGGCTGAAAAAGCTGGTTGACAGCCTGCGGGAATACATTGCCAGCGTAGGCCACGGCACGGCCGGAGCCGAGGCGGGCGCACGGCTGCAAAACGCCGAGCAGCTTCGCGCGCAGGTGCTGGCCGAGCTGGACAAGGCCGTGGAGACACACGACACACTGGCAAAGAAAAACGCCCCCGCGAGTGCGGAGGCGAGTGACGGCGGAGCCATGGATTCGGGTGACGTAAGGTACAGCATCCAGCAGGACGCGGAGGGAACGCCGTTTGTGCAGGTGGATACAGACCAGCATTTGTTTGACGGCATGAGCATAAGCGAAATGCAGAAAAAGGCGCAGCAAATCATTCGTGAACGCTTTGCCGGGAAAGTAATGGCAGTTGAAAAAAATCGCGCGTACATACCGACCACTTCTGCAAAGGAATACGCTTTCCCAGCCAATCGTCGCATGAACGAGGAAGCTAAAGCCGCTAAGATGCGGGCATCTTCGGAGCTGGATAATCTGTTATCCGCGTCTCGCTACCTGCGCCACGATTCAGACGATGGACGGCATGCGAAGGCAACGGGTGGATGGGATGTTTATGAAACGGTTTTCAAAGTAGGAGATCAGTTCTTTACTGGAGAAGTAAAGATTATGCAAACGGAAAGAGGTTCCTTGTTCTATGATATTACACAAATAAAAAAGACTTCCCGTAATGGCGGTCAAACCGGGAACGTCCCGGCCGCCACATCAGGAAGCCTTTCACAGAAAAACGCCCGTAATACTGGTCAGACGCTGAATGAATCAGCCGCCAATATCAGGCGTTCTTCTGGAGAGACCCCGAGCCCTGCAGCGAATGCACCGCAAAGCGGCCCAACGCCTCATACGTCCGAAACGAACAGGGGGACAGTCTCTTCTATAAATAGTATACCACAGCCCGGCGAAAATGCAACAGACGATTCTGTAAAATTCAGCCGTCCGGTGATGGCGGAGCAGCAGATACAGGAACAGCTTTCCGCCGTGTGGGAGGAAAAACGGGAGCTGCGCCGGGAAAAGAACGAGTGGGAAGAGAGCGCGAAAACGCAGCGTGTTCTTGCCGAACGTGCCGAAAAGCTGAAAGAGCTAGGTGTATTTGGCTTGAGCAAATGGAAAAAAGAATCCGCCGGCTGGCAGGCATACGAACAGGAACGGCAGGCGTTCAAGGAACGCGCGGTACAGCTGCAACAGCGTGAGGATACCCTTGCCGAGCAGGCAAAAAAATATGCCGACGAACGAGAGCAGCAGGCATGGACCGATGCTCAGGCACGCCAGAGCGAATACGACCGTGCTGTGCGCGACAGCGGCATGACGCCGGAGGACTATCACCGCGACACAGCCGTTTCGCAATTCGGTACGACGGAGCGGTTTGAAGCTGCCGGGTACATTCTCCCGGATGGGCAAATGCTGGATTTTTCTGACGGCGGCGCAAAGCGCGCGAAGGACCATCGGGAGGTCATTTCTGTATTTGGTCCCGCAGAATTAGGACAAAACGCTGATGGAACCAAGGCTCTGAACCGGTTCATCGCAGAGGGGAATGTGCGTGTGATGGCGGAAAGCCCGGGCGTAGATGTATCCGGTATTGTGCAGCCGAGTGCAGAACAGATGCAGCAAATTCGGAAAATGGCGGATTCACTTGGGGCTGACGCACACCGCTTCAATCTGGATGTTTCCGGGGAGGATGGAAGCACACTCGCCTCCAAATGGTACGAAGGGAATGTGCGCGGCTCGCGCATTGTAAACGACCTCAGAGAGTTTTACAAGACCGGTGCACTGCCTGATAACAGCATGGTAGCTGATTTCCATTTCAGCCTGCCGGGTGTGGAGACATCCAGCGAAGAGGCAAGGCGGCTTGCATGGGAGAACCAGCAGCTTGCGCAGCAGGTAGAGGCTCTGAAAGACGAATTTAAACTGACGAAAGGACACCGGGTAAGCGACCGTGCAATTGACCTTGTGGCGGGCCGGATGCTGCGTGAGACAAAAAGCGGCTACGACAGGAGCGCACTGGGCAGCTGCGCGGATTGTTCGACTACATTGCCAACGGCGAAAACGTCGTGTGGGATGATGTGATGGACGTTGCCGCAGGAATTGCGCGCGGCGTGCTGAGCAAAAGCAGTGAGATGGACGATACGCTATACAGTGAGTATAAAGACATGCGCGACTATTTCCGCACAACAAAAATACGCGTGACAGAGAATGTGCGCGCGGAGATCGAGGCGACCTATGGGAGCTATGAGACTTTCCGCCGCGCGAATTTCGGGCGCATGGCGCTTTCCACGGAGGACGGCACGCCGTTGGACGCGCTGTGGGGAGAAATCAGCGAGAAATGGCCCGGGATGTTCGATGCGGATACAAATGAGCTGGAACAGGTATTCAAGGTGGAAGAAGCATTGGACATGGTGCGCCCGTCTTATGTCAACCCGTATGGGTTAGACATGGACGGCGCAGCCTATGAGCTGGCGCAGCGAATGTACGAGTGGTGTTTTACGCTGCCGGAGGTGCATACCTTTGCGGACAAGCAGCGCGAGAAGCTGGTGAAAACCCGCATCCGGATGGCAGAACAGCGAAAAACAGCGCTGGAGAAGCAGAAAGCGCGGTATGAGGGACGCATACGGGAGCTGCGCGAAGCGAACGCGGCGCAAAGAAAAAAAGACAGTGAGCGTATGATACGCCAGCGTGCCATGATGCTGCAAAGCAAACGCGAGCAGGCTTTGGCAAGGCGGAAGCGAGCGAAGCGCTCGAAGCATATCTCGCGCATCAAAAACAATGTGTGGGATTTGACGAAACGGCTGGAGCGCCCGACCGACAAGAAAAATATTCCCGAGGAGATGCGGGGGCCAATCCTGCGCTTTTTGAACAGCATTGATTTCAACACGAGCCGGGAAGGCACGCAGGCGGCTGAAAAATGGAAAAACGCGGCAGAAAGCATAAAACTGATGCTGGAGCGCGCGGAGGCGGGAAAAATCGACGGGTACGAGGGCGACCCGGGCCTTACAGTGGTTATCAACGGGCTGACCGATGCGAAAAATGGCATTGCCTCCCTTGGCGACGCGACGCTTGACCAGCTCGAGGACCTTGACCTTATCGTGCGGGTTCTGAAGGGCATGGTTGTGAAGTACGGCCAGACGCTCGCCAACAAAAAGTTCAAAACCGCGGCCGCGCTGGGCAACGCCACAATCGCAGAGCTGGACGCGCGCCGGGAACACGGCACGGTCAAGACGATGGAAAAAATATCCGATATGCTGAATGAGGACATGGTGAACCCCATGGACTGGTTCACGCGTATGGGAGGTGCGGCGGAAAGCGTATGGAAAGAGCTTCGGGACGGCTTCAACCGCCGCGTCTGGCACTTGAAAGACGCGCAGGAGTTTATGGAAAAAACGCTGGACGGGGTGAGAGCGAAGGAGCTGCGCCAATGGACCGGCGACAGCGCGAAGGCAGCGGAGTTCCAGGTATCGAACGGCGTGATGCGACTGAAACCGGCTCAGGTGATGGAGCTGTATGTGCTGAACCAGCGCGAACAGGCCAGAAAACACCTGTATGGAGACGGCATCCGTGTAGCTGGGTATGTGAAGGCCGGACGCAAAACGGTGCGGCAGATGAAAACATATAAAGTGACGCCGGAGCAGGTTGCGGCGATTACGGGTACGCTTACGGATAAGCAGCGCCAGGTTGCAGACGCAATGCAGAAATATCTTTCCAGCACTGTAGCCGAGTGGGGCAATGAAACCAGCCTTTCGATGTATGGATACCGGAAATTCACCGAGGAGAACTACTGGACAATCCATGTTGACGAAACGCAGACAGACACAAAGGACAGCACGGCGAACCAGACGGGACTTTACCACATTGCGAACATGGGGGCGTCGAAGCCTACGAGCGAGAAAGCGAAAAATGCACTGATGCTCGACGATGCATTTGACACATTTACAAGGCATGTGTCGGACATGGCGACCTACAACGCATGGGCGGAGGCCACAAAGGACGCGATGCGGTGGTACAACTATCAGGACCACGAGACGGGGGGGAGCGTGAAGAAGAGCATTCAGCAAGCCTACGGCAACGCGGCGCTGCGATACTTTGAAAAGCTGATGCAGGACGTCAACGGCATTACGGGCGACGTTGGCACCGCGTTCGGTGCGCTGGACGACAAGATGATGAGCAAAATGAAGGCTGCCGCCGTGGGGGCGAACCTGCGCGTAATTATTCAGCAGCCGACCGCATACATGCGCGCCGCAGCAGTTCTGCCGCCGAAGTACCTTGCCACGGGGCTTGCGCACATCCGCTCCGGTATGAAGAAGGCGCAGCAGCACAGCGCGATTTCCGTGTGGAAGGATTGGGGGTATTTTGAAACTGCGATAGGCAAGAACATGCGCAACGTGATGGTGGGCGATGAAACCGTACTTGAAAAAACAAGAAATCTTATGATGAAGCCCGCCGGATACGCGGATTCCGTGACATGGGGTGCTTTGTGGAGCGCGTGCGAGGCCTATGTGAAGGACACGCAGACGGACATTGACGCGGGGAGCGAGGCGTTTTATACAGCGGTATCGGAGAAAATGGACGAGGTTGTTGACCGCACGCAGGTAGTGGACACGGTGCTGCACAGGAGCCACATTATGCGCAACCAGGACAGAATTTCGCGCGCGGCAACGGCGTTTATGAGCGAACCCATGAAGAGCTACAACATGGTGCTCACGGCGCTGCGGGATGTGCGCGACGGGAAACCTGGCGCAAAGAAGGCGCTGGGGCGCACGCTTGCTGCGTATGCGCTGTCTGCGGCGGCCACGGCGGCGGCAGCGGGGCTGATCGACGCGCTGCGGGACGACGACGAGGACAAGGAGTTTGATGAAAAATATCTGGATGCTCTGCGAGTGAACTTCGTGGATAATGTCATAATGGTCAATAACATCCCGTTTGTGAAGGATATCTTTTCCATGGCGCAGGGGTACGACGTGGGACGCGACGACCTTGCCGTGTTCGAGACGGCCACGCAGCTCATTCAGACGCTCCTCAAAATCCGGGAGGGAGAATCAAAAACAACGTGGTACAAGGTGTCGTACTCGGCGGCGAAACTGGTGTCTCTGGGGACCGGGCTCGGCTTCAACAACATCCTGCGCGACCTGCGTGCGTTCTATGACAACGTGACCGGGTTCAAGGACCCGCTGCACATCCATGCAAGCATTACGTGGCAGAACCGGGATATGCTCAAGGCAATAGATGTGGACGACATGAAGCGCGCACAGGACGTTTTGGACGTACTGTGGGAAAGAAAGGTTGCGGAATATACGGCGAAAGGAGAAGAAAAACCGCGCGATGCGGCAAAGAGCGCGCTGAAAACTGCCGTTACGGCGGAATACAAGGAAGCGTACATAGGGGCGGACAGCGCCGGACGCGCGGCCATAGAGGAAAAACTGACCGCGCTGATGACAGGCGGAGAGGCATTGTACGATGTGGAGGACATCCGCAAGTGGCTTGGCGACGAATATATCGCACAGAAACTCGGCGTATCCGAGGAAACGCTGAAAGCATTCAATGCAATGCTGGAAAAAACCGGGGCGGACGAGGACGGGCGTGTGAGCTCCGTGGAGGCGTTGGAGGCGGCGTCAAGGCTGGGCGTCAGCGACAGCGACAAAGCAGCCCTCTGGAAAAAGTACGCAAGCGAGCGGCAGAAGGAGAAGTACGACGCGGCACAGCAGCGCGGGCTCGGGAACGCATATCTGGACATTCTTTCAGCGGTCGGCACCAATCCGAAGCAGGAGGAGCTATATGCGTACCTGCGGCGCGGAGGATATTCAGACGGCCAGCGTGAGGCGTTGTGGGAGATCGTCGGCGGCTGGAAAATCAGCTATAAGGAATACGGACAAAAGCATTGAAACCTGGGGGAACAGGGGGGACAAGCACCCCCCTGCTTCTCTTATACTGAAAGAAAAGGGGGAGGTATCGTGCTGAAGGTTGAGTACGGTGATATTTTTTTGACGCGCGGGGACAGTGCATCATTTTCCGTCCGTGTGACGCAGCCGGACGGTGCAGAGTACAGGTTGGAACCGGGCGACGCGATGGTATTTACGGTAAAGCGCTCTACCGATGACGCGCGGCATGTGATTCAAAAGGACGGCCCGTTGTTTTCGATAGACCCGGAGGATACGAACGGCCTTGACTACGGAGAATACCAATACGATGTACAGCTTACGCGTGCCAGAGGTAACCGGGTGAGCACGGTGCTTGGGCCGCACCGTTTTTGTGTAATGGAGGAGGTGAGCTTCTGATGGTGGAACTGGTTGGAAACATTCCGGACGATGTAGTGCTACAGGCACGGCTTGATATTTTGTATGGACAGACGCCGGATATTACCATAAAGGCACATGAACTGCCGGAGGAAAGCGAACCTACGGTGGAGAAGAGCGGGACGCTGGCAAAACCGGTATTCAATATTGGAATCCCGCAGGCGATTGGGGCTGTTGCTGCGCGTGAATATGCAAAGCAGGCAGAGACGGCGCGAGACGCGGCGATATTGGCCGGAGAAAACGCGAAAGAGGAACTGAACGGAATCGTAGCTTCTGCGGATGATGCTCTGGACCAGAAAATAGCTGAAACCGGTACACTTTTGGACGAAAAGGTAGCAACTGCTGCGCAGAGGGCATCGGAGGCTGCATCCAGCGCTGTGGCTGCTGCACAGAAGGCAACTGCGGCGGAACAAGCGATGCAAGGGGCGCAGGCGGCACAGGTACAGGCGGAACAAAGTGCGCAGGAGGCTGCGGAGAATACGGCAATGGCAAAAGATTTTGCTTCCGGCCAACCCGTTACATACAGCGGCACCCCCGTCTCCATCGCCTACGCGGGAGCGAACCGTATCGCGTCCATAACTGCCTACGGCGAGAATGCTCAGGGCGGGACGACGGAGGATCCTGTGGCGCTCACGGGGGTGGATAGCGTACAGGTAAGTGGTAATAACTTATTTGTAAACAATGCTGTAACTGAAACAAAAAGTGGTATTACATTCACTGTAAATACTGATAGAAGTATTACAGTTAATGGGACGGCGTCAACGTCAGCTTCGGTAGTTCAATATACCGGATATAATTTGACTCTTCCTGATGGTGGCTATGCTTTATCTGGTACATCTAGTCTTACTGGTGTAGAAGTTGGAGCAAGAATAAAACGAGCAAATGGTGATAATGAATGGTTTACAGTCGATAGTTATTTACATACTAGAACCTTTAATATAGCAACTGGCGACATAATTGTTTCGTTTTATGTTTTAGTAAGAGCTGGACAAACCGCTGACAATGTTACCGTCTATCCCATGTTAAACGTGGGTTCAACCGCATTGCCATATGAACCATATAACGGTAGTATAACACAATTGCCCATCCCGCGCCCGCTGCATAAGGTTGGCGACGTGAGGGACGTGTGTCAGACACGGGTTAAGAGCGTCTATGATAAGAGGATTGTGCTGGATGGGACGGAGAATTGGAATATATCCTCGTCAAAGCCAAATAGTTTCCTAACCCCAGTTTC